GACGAGATTGCTCGGATTGTCGGTAATGACCCTAGGTCAATCCGGCAGTTCGAGAGGCTGTTTGCGGATGTTCAGGCAAACATCGCGGGGCCTTCCACTATCGTCCTGAATTACGCGTCAGACGGGGCGCTCACCTCACCCATCCCAGTGACGGCCAACTACACGCTTGTGCCTGTCAGCGGCACGGCTTTGACTAGCGGCGTAAGCTGGGGCGTTACGGTGCTGTCTGGTTCTTTTGTTGGCGCGGGGCCTACGGCAGGCGGGACGGGAACTGGCGTCATTCAGATCAATTCGGGCTTGGCATCTCCCACCGTTTTGCTGGGGGTGACAGCTAGGGTAAACGGCAAGGGATACCCGCCCTTTTCCGTGACTGTGAGCCGTTCGACTGCGGCACCTGACAGCGGCGGCGGCGGGACTGTGCCGGGGGACAGCACGAGCGCTCTGGTTAGCTTTGACGCCGCGACCTTTGATCCGATCACACGGGACTTGGCGGTAACGCTTCCAGCTGCCGCAACGTCCGCGACTTTGACCGCTGCGAACATATTCCTTGATTTGGAAAGCGCCGCGCCTGACGGATTTACGACCGTGGAGGTGAAGTGGCAGAGAGAGACTGCCCCTAGCGTTTGGAGCGATGTTGGCTCGTCCGCGCTTTCGACGCCTGATCCGTTTGTATTGGATGAAGGCGGCGGCCTTTATACCACCCTCGCGGGCGAGGTGACTTGCAATCGGACAGAAACGGGCCTTGTCGCGGGCAGTGCGCAGAAGTTCAGGCTAGTTGCGCGGGTTCTCGCGGGTAATGTTCGAGCGGTCTTCCCCTTCGGGACTGCAAGCGTTTCTAGCTAGGCTTGCGTTTTGTTTGGGTTTGCTGTAATCCGGTTTTACTGAGTAGGTGCGCGGCCAGTGGTGCATATCCGAGGATGGGTATGAGCGCGACTTACTGGCTTTCCAAGAACCTGAAGGAATCGTTTTCGATTGATGGCGCGGCGCATGATTGGCTCATGGCGCTGTGGAACGTCATTCAGGTGTTTGACGATATGGCCGATGGCGACCATCCCGACCGCGAAGATTTGATGGCGGCGATTGGCGAGGCCCTAGTGCTTATGCCGGGGAATCCGTTCTTCCGCCAGAACGCCGACGCTCTGCTCCCTTTGCTGGCCGTGGCAATCCTTAAGTGGAAAGCGGCTGACGATGTGGAGTTGCGCGGCAAGCCCTGCGAAATGTCCTACGCTTGGCGGGCTGGCTTTTACGACATTGTGCTGGCTGTTGTTCAACTGGTTCACGGGCGTGAGGTGGCAATGGACGCTGCGCAGTATGTGATGAACCTTTACGGCGAAAGCTACGCCAACTACCACGAGGAATTTGCTCATGCCTGATCCAGTAACCGGGATTATTGGGGGCGCTTCCGTCATCGGGGGCATCTCGCAAAGCAAGGCGAGCAAGAAAGCCACCCGTGCGCAGCAGCAGGCCGCAGACCAATCTATTGCGGAACAGCGCCGTCAGTTTGACGCAATGCAGTCGCTCTTGCGTCCTTATGTTAACGCTGGTGGGCCTGCGCTTCAGGGGCTTATGGACTTGGCGGGGCTTTCCCCGGCTCAGACGAATTGGACGGCTTACGCGCAATCCGACCCGCAGCTTATGGCGGCGTATCAGGCGCAGCAAAATCAGGCGATGCCTCCTGCGCAAGGCGGTGCGGGTGCGCCCTATGGCTTGGGCGAGATGTTTATCGGCAACATTGGCGGCGGTTACAACCTTGGCCCTGTCGGGCGCGACGGGATGATTGCCGAGGATATGGCCTTTAATGGCGGGCCTATGTCGCTGGAGCAGTTCGCGCAGCAGTATTATGCGCAGAACGGCGGCGACCTTTCAGCGTTTCAGGATAACCCGCAGGCGCGGGCGGTTGCGCAGATCGAGGGCCAGCCGATGTTCCAAGCCATTGCGCGTCAGGGCGAGGAAGCTATTCTCCAGAATGCCTCGGCAACGGGCGGGCTTCGTGGCGGCAACACGCAGGGCGCGCTTGCTAGGTTCCGGCCTGAATTGCTTAACCAGTTTATCAATCAGCAGTATGGCCGTCTCGCTGGGCTTACGGAGCTTGGTCAGAACGCGGCTGCGGGCGTTGGCTCCGCAGGGCTTTCGACCGGTGCTAACATTGGCAACGTCCTGATGAGCCGGGGAGCGGCTACGGCTGCGGGTGCTGGTGCGCAGGGACAAATCTTTGCTAACACGATTAGCAACCTTGCGGGCGGTATCGCGGGCGGCATTCGACCGGGCGGGCCGAGCGGGGGCCTCGTCGGTAGCGTAAACAGTGCATTCCGCGCGAACCCGAGTATCTTCTGATGGTGTATCAGTATCAGCCCGTGAACCCGCTTGATGCCTTTGCGCAATCGTTTCAGATGGTGCGCGGCATTCAAGACGACAACACCCGCCGCCAGCAGGAGCAGGTCAAACAACAGCAAGCCATGCAGCGCCAGCGTGACTTGCAGGGCGCGCTTGCAAACCTGCGGATCAACCCGTCGCCGGAGGCTATTGCTGAGTTCGGGCTTATGTTCCCCGAAATGAAAGAGCAGATCGACGGGTATTACAGCACGCTTAGTTCCGCCAAGCAGGCAACGCAAAAGCAGGTGATGGGCGAGGTTGTGATCGCGCAGCGCACTGGGCGATTGGATCAGGTTCCAAGCATCTTCGAGCGTTATGCCGTGGCCGCTGAAAACAGTGGCGACATGGCGGCGGCGAAAGAATATCGTGATGCCGCTGAGTTTGCCAAGACCAACCCAGAGGGCGCTGCGGAAACGGCCAAGCTGCGGTTTGGGCTGATTGACCCGGACGGTTACAAGACGCTCTTTGACACCGGCATCGACCTAGACACCTCGCAAATCAAAAACTTGATTGCTGAGGGATTGAAACCGGGAACACCCGAGTTTCAAGCCGCTTTGCGGGAGGAGCGCACCAAGGTTTCGTTCTTCCATCCGGAGTATGGATACGTCAGCGGTTCGCCTGAGTTTGTGCAAAGCGTATTCGGCGGCTCCGCGCCTGCCGATACTGAAAAGCTGCCCCGCATCACAACCAAGGAAGGATACGATGCGCTTGCGCCGGGGCAAAAGTATATCGGCCCTGACGGCAAGCCGTATCAGAAGTCGGGAGGCGCTGGCAGCAATGCCAGCGGCAACTTTTGATAAGATCATGCAGATCACTGTCCAATCGGAAAGCAGGGGCAATCCTAACGCTATCAGCCCCAAGGGCGCGCGTGGCTTGATGCAGGTTATGCCCGAAACGGCGCGCGATCCCGGCTATGGCATCCGCCCGTCAAACGGGACGCAGGCCGATGACGTTCGGGTTGGCCGCGAATACCTGCGGGCCATGCAAAGGGAGTTCGGCGGCGACATGGCTAAGGTGTGGGCGGCTTATAATGCGGGGCCGGGACGAGTGCAGTCCGCAATTAGACAGCATGGCTCGAATTGGCTACGCAATCTGCCTAAGGAAACACAAGATTACGTGCGCAAGAATATGCGCGCACTGGGAGCAAAGTAATGGCTATCCAACCGAACACTTGGCAGCCGCCCAAGAATGAGCAGCTTGGCGATCAGCCCGTTCTTGGCGGCAATGTGTATGTTCCCGCCAATCCCGAAGGCGCGGCGCGCAAACAGCGCGAGGAAGAGCGTGATATTACGCGCACGGACATTGCTGTGCGCAGCGAAGAACGCACCGAAGAAGAAACCCGCCTCGGTCGCTTTGACACCTACCGCAAAGAATTTTACGCCAACCCCGTTGTGCGTCAGTTTCAAGACGTAGACGCTGCGACCCGCCAGATCGTCGAATTGGCGAAGCAGGAAAGCGATCAGCCCGGCCCCGGCGACATTGCGCTAATCATTAGTTACATGAAGGCGCTTGACCCCGGCAGCGTTGTCCGGGAAGGCGAGTTTGCGACTGCCGAAAATGCAGGCGGCATTCCCGAGACTGTCCGCAACTATTACAACAAGGTTGTGAGCGGTGGCCGTCTTAGCCCCGAACTGAAGCGCGAGTTCGCTAGCACGGCAACGTCGATCTACAATGCGCGGCGCGGTGCATATAACTCGTATGCAGAAGTCATGCGTGGGCTTGTGCAGGATGCAGGCGGCGACCCTGATAGGCAGGGCATCCGTATTGCTGACGAAATCACCTTTGAAATACCCCCCCCGCCCGGTGAGCGCCCCGCAGGCGCAGGCGAAGCCTTCCTTACCGAGCGCGACAAGGAATTGCAGGCCAAGCTTTCGCAGGCTTACGCATCCGGCGCAACGCTTGCCGAATTGCAGGCTCTTGCGCAGCCGTATGGGCAGACTATCCCGATTGCCTCGCAGGAGGAGCTAGACGCGGCGCGGGCGCAGGGGCGTGGCATTGTCGTTACGCCTACGGGCATGGGCGTGCCTGATCCCCGCGAAGAAATGGGCTTTATCGAAAGCATTGGTGAAACCCTGACGGGCAGCGAGCGCAGCACGCCAGAAATTGAAGCCCTGCCCGATTGGGGCACTATGCCCGAATTGAACAGCCTGAGCGTTGACAGCTTCCAAGCGGCCCTCGGCACTATGATTACGAACCCGCAGGAAAGCGTTGCGATTATCCGCGCGCAGTTTCCGGGCGTTCAGGTGCGTCAGGATGAAAAGGGCAACTTTATCCTGCGCAGCTCCGCAGACGGGCAGGAATACGCAATCAAGCCGGGTTTCCGCATGACGGACATTCCCCGTGCGCTTGGCGGTCTTGCCGCGTTCACCCCCGCTGGCCGTGCCACTACGGTTCTCGGCTCCACCGTCGCTGGCGCGGGGACGCAAGCCGCTATTGAGGCAACTCAAGCGGCTACGGGCGGCGAGTTCAATTCGGACGAAGTTTTGCTGGCTGGGGCTGTTCCGGGTGCCATGACGACTATCGGCAAGGGCATCAGCGCGGTTCGCAATGCCCGCGCAGCCCGAACCACCACGCCGGAAGTTGCGCCTGTGCAGCCCGCGCCCATGCAGCCCGCTCCGGCTGCCGCACAGCCCGCAGCTATGGCTGATGAGCTTGCCGTTCCCACTCTTACCGCCGAAACGCAAACCGAAGTCGGCACCATTGCCCGTCAGGCTATCGGGCGCGGCAAAAATGCAAAGGACGCGCAGGCTAAGCTTGCCATCATGGCTCAGGTTGATCCTGAGGCACGTGCGGCGGCTGAACGCCTTGGCATCGAATTGCCCGTTGATGTTCTTTCCAATGACGCGCGGCTTTTGACTGTCACCGGCCTTGCGCGTTCGCAGATTGGCAGCGAAGCACAGACCGCTTGGGGTCAGACTGTTTCGCAGGCAATCCAGCAGTCGGATGATACGTTGCGGGCTATCGGGGCGACCCGTGACCTTGGGCAGGTGAGCGAAACCGTGCGCAATCGTCTCGTCAAGGACATCGACAACCTTGAGGCCGACGCTGGCGTGCTGCGCCGTGAGGTTGATGACGCGATTGACGTTCAAGGGCGTGTGGATGCCAAAAGCCTTCAGGCCCAGCTTACCAAGACGATTAACGACCTTGGCGGCATTGACGAGGCCAAGCAGGCATTCTCTGCGGAAGAGAAGAAGCTTCTGGCGATGCTGGGTGAGGGTGAACAGGCAAAGATGCCGACCTATGCGCGCCTTAACCAAGTGCGGGATCAAGTTGGCCGTGCGCTGTTCAAGAACCAAGGGCCGTGGGTTGATGCTCCGACCGCTACCCTGAAGCGGTATTACGGCGCGCTGGCAGACGACCAGATTGCCCATATTGAGGCTGTGGCCGGTAAGGAAATCGCGGACAAGATGCGCGGGTCTAACGACCTTTATTCGCAGATGTTCAAAGCCCGTGAGAGCATGAAAACCGTTTACGGCAAGTCGCTGGAAAAGGACATTGGCCCGCTAATCAAAACTGCGATTACTACGGGCGCGAAGGGTAACGGCGAGGCGCTGCGCAAGCTTATGGCGGCGGTTCCCGAGGACTTGCGCCCGCAAGCGGTGCTGTCGGGTATCTTTAGCCTTGCCGAGCGACAAAGCGCGCAACGGGGCTTTAGCTTTGCTGAGTATGCGAAACTGTATAGCGGCCTTCGCCAGAACAGCCCTATCTACGCTGAGATTGCCAAGACTATCGGCAAGGAAAACGAAGTCATCCTTCGTGACCTGTATTCGATCAGCAAGCGCGTTGCTATGGCCGAAAACAAGATCGTCCGCACGGGGGCAAGTAACCAGCCCTTGCTGAACGCGCTTAATGCCGAGGGGCTTGTGAGTAAGCTTGCGGCGGGTGCAGTGCGGCGCGGCGCTGTGACGGGCACGACTGCCCTTGCAGGCGGCGTAGCTGGCGGGCCGGTCGGCGCGGTTGTTGGCGGCGGTATCGCGGATGCATTGCAACAATCCGCCTCGCAAGCGGGCAAGAGCAACCTTGATAAGCTGCACAGCGTTCTCGCAAGCGAACCGTTCAAGGATTTGGTCGAGAAGGCGGCTGATGGAACCGTCAAGCCTGCGGATGTAAACCGCACCGCTAATGATAAGGGCTTCCGCCGCTTTGCCGCAACGGTTCTCGGCATTAAGGACTTTGACGGGCGCAAGAATTGGCTACAGTCGGCCATGACCGTAGGCGCTTCGACCCAAGCAACTCCCGAACAGCAACCCACTTCCACCATTGAGGTTCGATAATGACCCAAGTAGTGAATCCGTTTTTCTCGTTCTTTGACCTTGACGGTAACCCGCTTGAGGGCGGTCAAATCTACATTGGGCAGGCCAATCTAGACCCGCGCACTAACCCCATCCAAGTCTATTTTGACGAGGATCGGACTATTACGGCTGCGCAGCCTATCGGGACGGTAAGCGGGCTTCCTGCCTATCAGGGCGCGCCTAAAAATATGTTTATTGCCGAGGCGAATTATTCCATTCTCGTATTGAACAAGTTCGGCACACCGATTGTCTCCTCTCCCGATGGGATTGTGGTGCTTACGGGCGGCGAGCTTGATGGGCAGAACGGTTCGGATAATGTCGGGTTTATCCAGTCGGGCGCGAGTGCCGATCCCGAGACTGTGCAAACCGCATTGCGCCGCGAGGTGTGGGCCGATCAATATAAGCTGGCGGCGGACGCTGACGACAAGGCGTGCATTGAGCGCGCAGTCACCGCATTGCTGGCTGCGGATGGCGGCGGAATCGTGCGCCTTTCGCGCCGCACATATACGCTCAATTCCGGCATCACCTTTACGAACCTCAATAACATCCGAATTGTTGGCGCGGGACGCTCCAATCAGGGGACGCTTATTCGTGAAAACTTCACGAGCGGCGATTGTTTTGCGTTTCGCAACTGCCAATCAAGCGAGATTAGCGATGTTAAGTTTTGGCCTGTTGTTCGCAAGACCAGTGGCTTTTCGGTAGTTTTGGATAATGGCTGTTTTGATATGCGGGTCAATATCCGTAGTGATTACGGATGGAACGGGCTGCTAATCAATGGCGCGACTGAAACCCGCTATCGCATTATCACCCGCTATATGCTGGGGACAAACGGCGTAAAGTTTGCAGGCTCGCTTTCGACGCAATCCTATCGCTGCATTGCCGAGGATCACATTGGGGACAATCCTTTCCCCTCGACTGTCAACGCGACCAGTGCAAACGCAAAGACGTTTAGCGCAAGCATGGCCTTGGCCAATGGCGACCACTTCATCGCAAACAATACCATTTGGCAGTGTGTAGTGGCGGGGACTGCGGGGGCATCCGCTCCCTCGGGTTATCCGGCAGGCACTAGCCCTGAAAGCGTATTTGAGACCAATATCACGAACGGCACGGCCCAAGTGCGCTTTGTGAGCAATTCGGCCTTCACTCACCTCGTGCAGGATAACTACGCCTATTCGCTGGTGATTGGTTACGCCGCCTTGCTTAACGGGGCGCGGGGCTTTGCTATGGAGGATGCGGCCAATACCGGGACTAGCTATCCGGTGTGGGCGTTTATCGTTAACCTTGAGTGCGACAATAACTATTTGTCGGGCGTTGATCTGCTTAGAGGCGAGGGCTTCTACGGCAGCGGCATCCAGTGGATTGGCTCGTGTAAAACGGGCAGCGGGGTTATCATCAATCCCACCTTCCGTGGCGATGTTGTGTTTGGCGAAGGCACTCGGATCATGGGCAATGCCGAGCATGGTGTCTTGCGGCAGGCGGGGCCTGTGAGCGTCCGCTTTGACGGGGCCGAATGCACCGATAACAGCGCGGAAAGTGCTGGCTCCTTCCACGGCTTGCAAATCGCCGCTTCCAGTGTGGACACGCAAGTCAATGGCGGGCGGTTTGGCGATAGCCCCTCGGTTGCCGGAAACAATCAGGGCTTTGGCATCAGTATCGGCAACAGCACCACAAACACCTCTATTATCGGCGCGAACGTCCGTGGCAACACCACTAGCGCAATCTCCATTGGCACTTCGCAAACCAATCTGCTGATTAAGGATTGTCCGGGCTATAACGCCTCCGCTTCGGCTGCAATTACGGTTGGGGCCTCTCCCTTTGCGTTTGCAAATACGACTGGCGCGGATGCTCTTGTGTCCGTAACGGGCGGCACGGTTTCGGACATCTCTATGGACGGCGTGACTTTGGCGACTGCAAGCCCGCGACAGGTGGTGGTTCCAGCTGGAGCAACATTGACCGTAACCTATACGGTTGCCCCAACTATGGCGCGGCGCTTGCTGTGATGCTACAAGAGGCGATACGTGAGGTCGAACAAGGCCATTGCGACCGGATAGCGTGTCTGGGGCACTGGAAGGTTTGGCGCGAAGGCGAAGAAGTTAAGGTAGAGGTTTTTTAATGGGTATCATTCTGGGTCTTGGATTTGGCACTATTGCAGTGCCACCCCCCATCCCTAGCGGGCTTGAGGTCGGCACTGAAAGCATCAAGTTTGCGACGGGCAACCTTCAGGTAGCAGGGCAGACTTCGGTTCTCAAGCAGTCCACGACTGGGCTTGGCACCATCTTGCGCGCGGGCGATACCTTCCTTGTCTGCCGGTTCTATGTCGATTTTGACCGAATGAACCGCAACAACCGCTTTTGCCTATTCGGCAATATCGTCAGCGATGCGGCGCAGCCCGGACAGTTGGCGGTGCGCTTTCTGCCGGACGCGCTGAATAGCAGCTTCGGCACGCGGCGCGGCAAGTTTGAAGTCAGCGTGCGCCAGAGTGGCGGCGTGCTGCCAGATTATAGACTTGGCGGTGCGACGATGCCCACAACATCGGGTTGGTATGATCTTTGGGTCAGGCGCACTGGCGATGTCATCAAGATCGACGTTTACAACATGGCCGGAACGAAGGTCAGCGACGGCGCGGCAAGCGCGCTAACGCAGGCTAATTTCGGCCTCAACAGCTTTGGCGGGACTACCGCCTTTTATATTGGCGATGCGGTGGATGTGGCCAATGAGGCGACAACCAGCACCGCGCGCGGTATAGACAACAACAGCAACGTCGGCTGGGAAGGCGCAATTGCGTTCCTTGGCTGGGGGAGTGCTGCGGTGAGCGATGCGGACTGCGAGGCGATTGCCTTGGGGGCGGCGCACACCACACGCATCGCGGCTAGTAACTTCGCCTATGCACGCCGGTTCCGCGATACTACGGTTGCAAGCCGCTCGCCCGTGTCCGGCACAAGCGACACTTCGGCGGCTTGCACTGTGATCGGCGCATTTTTGCCCGGTGGCACGCCGGGGCGGCAGACCACTTCGGACTGGATCACGCTCAACCCCGTGCCGGACTATTACGGCTTTGGTGTCGATCCGGCAACGCAACAGGCAACCGTTCCTTTTGCGGGATCGTGCGGGGGTGTGGCATTCAGCGGCTCGATCACCGCTGCGCTGTTGCCTACCTTTGTTTACCGGCGCGAGGTGCGCTTTCTGTCCGGCGCGATTCAGGGCCGCTTTATCAGTGAGGCGGGCGTGCCGGTTGCGGCATGGCAGACCCTTGCTACCACTAGCGCGACTGGCATCACCGAAGGCCGCACCTTCACCGAAAACAGCCGTTCGGCTCCCTCGATCAAGGTGCTGATTAGCGGGCAGTCTCAGATGGACAGCTTCGCCAAGGGCACCAGCCTTAACAACACGATGCCCACGCCTTCGGTGGCGATGGTGCGGCGCGATACTAGCCCTGTAAACCCCAGCGCAGCGGCGTTTCAGACGCTTGCCGAGGTCGGCAACTATCGCGCGGCGGATGGCGTGGCGCAGCTTGCCAAGGTGGTCAATGGCGGGGCTTCGGCGGTCAGTGTCGTGTTCAATGCCGTGGACGGCACGGGTGTCTCGTCCCTGATTGACGATTGGATCAGGGGCAGCTTCAACACGCTCGACTTGCTGGCCTATTCGGGCAATGACATTACCATTGACCTGTGGAACTGGCATAGCACCGACGCAGGGCAGGGCGCGAACTTCGGCAACAACGTGCTGGGCGCGGCCTATCTCGGCACTGGCCCGCTGGCGACGGCCAACAAGCTGCCGAACATTCGCCGCGCCAATGCGCGCATTGTGATTGCAGTAGCCACCCGCGAAACCACCACTAGCGCGGGGCCGTTTACTACCGATCAATCCACCGGCATCGGCCTTGTCCGGCAGTCGGCGCGGGCGTGGGCGGCGGCCAACGGGGCTTACATCGCCCCCGAACAGATCGACATGAAGCTGGCGGCGGGCAATGGCCCGCACCAAGACCAAGCGAGCGCGCGTGGTAATCCGCGCATCTTTGGGCGCATGGGCGAAGGCATTAACCGTGCGCTTGGGTTCTCGTCCAGCGTTGACCCGACGATTGGCAGTCCGCAGTTCAACAGTGGCAAGGCCAGCTTCCGCCTTACTGTCACGCTGCCGAATGCAGGCTCCGCCTTGCGCGTGGACAACGCCGCAACCTACGGCAGCAATGTTCAGGGCTTTGAAATTAGCACCGATGGCGGCACGGCTTGGAGCCGCAACGGCTTCACCGCGACCTTTAGCGGCACCACCGTCACGCTCACGAAGTCCTCGGGCGATTGGACTGGCCTTGCTGCTGGCGCTTTGCGCGTCCGCTACGCCTTCGGCGGGCCGTTCTCTTACGGCACCAGCCTCGAAAGCAGCGAGGAGTTTCGCGGCCTGCTGTATGACGGCACGGCGCTGGAAGGCGGTCTCGGCCTGCCCGTTTCACCGCTAGCGGCGACTGTAGTAGCAGAACCGTGATAGGGAGCCGGTGATGGGCCTTGGACTAGTCCCCAATCTTGGCAGCAATGCATCGGCGGGTGGTGGCGCTCCTGCTGCGCCTCTCTACGTTTGGCTTGGCGAAAGCCTTGCTGCGGCTCCTGCTCTGTCAGGCGTTCCGGCCAATTCCACCTACCTGAACCGCACTGAAAGCACGTTTGTGACGCGCGGCGGTATCGAAATGCGCTCGCCGTTCACGGGAACGACTGCCAGCAATTCGGGCGGCTTTGCATCGGTGCCAACGTGGGTTCAGGGCAGCGCCTTTAACTCCGCCGAGTTTCGGGTGCCATCGGGAACGTGGCAAGTCGGCTTCATCATGAACAACGCGACATCTAGCGCCAACATGCTGATGATTGACAATCCCGCAGGCGTGAACGTGACCCGCCAGACCATCGCGCTAACGGGCTTGGCTTCGTCTTTGTCGAACACCAGCGGAACGACTTACACCGCTGTTGGAACTGCGGTTGCGGACGTTGTGGCGGGGATGACGCTAGTCCCGGTGATTGTCTCGAATGCAGGCGGCGGGCTTGGGATTATGCGGCTCTACGCCAACGGCACCAGCACTTCGATTGCTGCATTTGTGTTGCTTGCGCCATGATCTGGTTCCTAATCGCCCCCGCCCTGTGGCTGCACAACAACGAGCCGGAGCTACGCAAGATATACGAGGCGCGGCCATGACTAAGCCCAACACCCAAGCCGAGCGCCTGACGCGCATTGAAACCTTGCTAGAGCAGGCCGTGATACAACGCACTGAAGAACGCGAGCGATACGCGGAAGAGCGAAAGCTTCTGACCGGAACAATCGACAGCATCGCAGCAGACCTAAAAGACATTCGGGCCGAATTGAAAGAGGACAAGGACGACCTTGCTGCGCTCAAAAACAAAGGCGCTGGTCTGCTTGTCGGCGTGGGGATTGTGGGAAGCTGCATTGGCGCGGCGGGCAGTCAAATTATAGAGTGGTTCAAATGATGTTTAGCAAACTCGCAAACCGCATTCGAGAGATCGCCGCCGTGGCTGACGTTCGCCCCAGAGGGTATAAAGCTAAGGCATCCCCTGCGGCACCTAAGCCCGACCCCATGGCCGAGGTTGACGCTGCGCTAGCGCAGGAGCCGCCGCGTCCTGAATTGCCGCCCGTGACGCATCCCGTGCGCAAGACAGGCAAGGCGGGCATTGACCTGATGCATTCGTTCGAGGGCTGCGAAAAGAAGCGGCCTGACGGGCGTTTTGAGGCCTATCTGTGCCCTGCCAAGGTTTGGACTATCGGTTGGGGAAGCACGGGCATTGACCCCTTCCACGGCGGGAAAATCCGGCAGGGAACGGTGTGGACGCAAGGGCAGTGCGATATGCGTTTCGAGCAGCACCTTGCGCAGTTTGAACGCGCCGTGCTTGACGGTCTGGCGGGGAGGCCCGCTTCGCAACCGCAGTTCGATGCGATGTGCAGTTTGTGCTACAATATCGGGCCAGATGCGTTCAAGCGTTCGACGCTACTGCGGCTGCATCGTGCGGGCGATTATCCCGGCGCGGCCAAGCAATTCTTGCGCTGGACGAGGGGCGGAGGGCGCGTCCTGAAGGGCCTTGTGCGCCGTCGTGAGGCTGAGGCTGCACTTTACCGGAGCGGGTTCTAATGGCTGTTCTACGCTACATCAAAGCCCGCCTAGGCGAGCGTTCGACTTGGCTGCTTATCGGTTCGGGCATCGGCACTGCGGCGATGCTTCCTTGGCCGTGGTCTATCGTGTCGGCTGTGGTGCATACCGCCGCCGCGCTTGTGCCGGATAACGCGGAATGACCTTCCCTCTTTCGGGCTATATCGGCGCGGGCGCATTGGTTGCCGGACTGCTTGGCGGTTGGACAGTCCGCGACTGGAAGGCCGACAGCGACGAGGCCAAGGCCAAGGATAGGGCATTTGCGCAATACACCGCGCTAACCGAAACGCTGGCAGACCAGTCCCTTGCCTATGAAGTGCTGGCGCAATCCCTGCGCGCAGGTGAGCGCCGCGACCGTGAAACGATACGGGAGACCTTTAGGAATGTGGAAGTCCCTGCTGTTTGCACCCCTCCCGCTGCTATTGGCAGCTTGCTCGACAACGCAGTCAAACGGGCCAATTCCGCCGCGTCCGGCGAACCTGTCAGCGCCCTGCCAGCCCCTTCCCCCGCCCCCCGCTGATTTGCGCGACCCGCAAAGAGCCGAGTGGGAATTGGCTATCATTGCGCTTTTTGGCGAATGTGCCGCCAAGGTGGTGGCGGCAAACTAGCGAACAATTGCAAACCCCGTGTAATTATATAAGCAAGAGAAACCAAAGGGGAGTTTTGCAATGCCAACACCACCAATGACTGACGAAAAGTGCCTTGAAGCCGTGCAGGCTTTGCAGGAGCATGGAAGCCAAGCCGCTGCAGCTAATGCGCTAGGGATTGCCCGCACTACGTTTCAAGACAGACTGCGCATGGCGGCACGCAGGGGCATCGCTCCCGGACATTGGGAAAGCGGCACAGCGCCGGGGTTCTCGATTGGCAAGGTGACGATCCAGCGCGGGCCTAGCGGGCAAGTTGAACGGACTTGGGAGCGACAGCACCCCGAGGCGGAGGCTTCGCAGGCCGCGTTTGATGCAGCGATTAGAGACTTGTGCGAGCGCATCCCGCCGCTTCCTGTCATTCCGGCACCTAGATCGGTTGACAACGATTATCTAAACCTTTTCCCTATGGGCGATCCTCATTTTGGACTGCGCAGCTGGCGGCCCGAAACCGGCGAGGACTTCAACCTAGAGAAGGCTGAGGCAATGACGTTTGGCGCGATTGACCGGCTTGTTGCCCGTGTCCCGCCTGCTGGCACCGGATTGCTCTTGAACCTTGGGGACTACTTCCACGCCGATGATAGCAGCAACCGCACACCGCGAGGCCAGAACCAGCTAGACGTTGACGGGCGGTTCCAGAAGATTGCGAGCGTAGGCTTTCGGGCGATGGTGCGTTGCATCGAACGGATGCTAGAGACGCACGACAAGGTGATTGTGCGAAACAATCCCGGCAACCATGACCCGCATCAGGCGCGGATGCTGAATATCGCTGTCGAGGCGCGCTTCCACGATAACCCGCGCGTCTATGTCGACCCGTCGCCTAGCGTGTTCTATTACTATCGCTTTGGCAAAACCCTTATCGGCTCCACGCATGGGGACGGCGCAAAACTGGCAGACCTTCCCCTGCTTATGGCGCGAGACGCAAAGCACGATTGGGCCGCGTCGGACTTTCGAGTTTGGCACGTGGGCCACTTTCACCATAACCAGAAACTAGCGCAAAAGGACTTGGTTGGCTGCGAAGTCGAGACGCATAGAACGCTTGCGGCTGGCGATGCGTGGCACCACGGCCAAGGCTACCGCTCCCTGCGCGACATGAAGGTGATTAGCTATCACCGCGAATTGGGTGAGGACTTGCGCATCCGTTGCGGCGCAGAGAGCCTATGAACTCCCCAGACGCATTGCGCCGTGCCGCCAACGCTATCGAGGCCTCTGCGATAGGTGACGGCACGGACGCTACCCTAGTCCTGCTTGCGCGCTTTATTGAGCGCAGGGTGGCAGGAACGGCCTGTGAGGACGAGGCTAGGGCGTTGGCTACTCTGCTGACGCCTTAGCCTCGTAATGGGGTCTAACTTGTGCGGGTGTTCTGCCATCGGCAAGTCGGATGGGCCATGCGCTGTTAGGGCTGGTGCGGCGGTTGGGGTCTGGCTTGTGCGCCAGAATAAACTTCGGTCGGGTCATCTCTCACTCCTTGTATTCGCGCAGGCTTGCAATTTCGGACTGCAACTCCTGATTTGCCATGTCTTTCATCCCTAGCGCCTAATCTTGACGCTTGTCTGCACAGTTCCGTCGCCGTCGCCGTTGCCGTTGCCGTAGCCGTAGCCGTAGCCGTAGCCGTTGCCGTAGCCGTAGCCGTCGCCGTTGCCGTAGCCGTCGCCGTTGCCGTAGCCGTAGCCGTAGCCGTTGCCGTAGCCGTAGCCGTAGCCGTAGCCGTCGCCGTTGCCGTAGCCGTAGCCGTTGCCGTAGCCGTAGCCGTAGCCGTTGCCGTAGCCGTCGCCGTTGCCGTAGCCGTAGCCGTCGCCGTTGCCGTAGCCGTAGCCGTAGCCGACCGGCATGAAGATGGTGGGGGCCATCACAGCCCCCACTTGTCCTGCACCGGAACGCAGAACACTTCTGCTCCCGCTGGCATGTCAACGTCAGCGATCTTGCGCAGGTCAGCTTTGGCTTTCCTCGGGTCGGCGATCATTCCCGCGAAGCCAATGCTCTCCCACTTGAACACGTGGAGCGCGTTGCTGATACGGATGCGCCCGTTCTCGCGGGTCACGTCGCCTGCGAAAATCCAACCACGATCCACCACGACAACAGCGCGGGCGCCAGTCGGGCGGTTAGCAATAGGCACATAGTCAACGCCGTTGATTGTTACGATGTTAGTCATTTCATATTCTCCTTCTTCAGGTCTGCTTCCAGTTCCTCGATGCGGTCTGCGGCTTCTGCCAGCAACGGGTCTGGCGCATAATGCAGCTCGTCATAGGTGAATCTGTCACGCAGCCGCTTCACTAGGTCGGTCATGACAGCCACCCCCAGACAAGCGCGCCAACGGCGATCCAAAAGCACACACCCAGCGCCAGCAACACCTGACATCCGCGCGGGTCGAAGTCGTCATTCATAGTCCAATCCTCTCAACAATAGCGGGAAGCGACGGCACCAGCATCCCGCAGACAAATAGGGTGGCGAACAGGCGGGTCACGGCATCGGCCTCCATGCGAAGTCCCAAATCCCGTGCCCGCCCATCACGGCGGACAGGATCACGATCAGCGCAATCGTGGCGAGCAAGATGCGCGTTTCGGTTGACGCGCTCATGCTGCACCACCTTGCACACCGCGAAGGTGCGCAATCATCTCGGCAATCGCCTGCGGTTCCTGACGCGCAATTTCGGGCGTGATCGACTGAACGGCGCGCCAAGCCTTCACGGAGGCGTCCTCACGCCACGGCGCAAACTGTTCGGCGGCTGCGGCATCACAGGCCGCGACTGTGCGAAGTCTCGTCATTGCTTGCTCTCCTTTGCGATAATCTCGCGGGCTTGTTCGAGATAGTAATTCCGAAGGCCTGCCGCTTCCAGCCAATCGGCAAAGTCGTCGCGCCAGTCGTTATCGAGATCGAACGTTTCCAGTTCGTAGCCGTCGCAATGCAAAATCTCCTCGCGCTCGTATTCAAGGACTTCGTAATCCTCGCGGGCAAGCAGGTCTGCCAGTTCTTCAATTTCCATAACGTTTCTCCTTTGCTGACACCTTTCTGCCACCGCTCCATGATGCTGTCAAACACATTTTTGCTATTGCCATGCGATTTTTTGCGGCTAAGGTGTGCGGACTAGCAAGGGAGATTGCAATGACAGATTATTCAGTCAAAGTGACCGTTCGGAATGGCCGAATATTAAAAGCCATGCGTGACGCAGGCTATTCCAGCATGGCGGAGTTTTGCCGCAAGACTGGTTACAGTTACCAAGTTCTTTCAAGGCTGGTTTCGATGACGCAAACGGCGTATCGGGCTAATGGGGAGTGGCGCGATGCGGTATTGCATTTGTCATCCGTATTGAACTGCGACCCCGAAGACTTATTCACTGGCAGGCAGGCCGCAGGATTGGCAACAAACTCGGTCGAGGTAGATATGGGCGAGGAGCAAGTGGCCGCGCTGGTATCAAATGTTGCGACGCCCGAGGCCTTGGAGGCGGGCGCTACTGTTGAACGGCTTTTGACGTTTCTTAACGACCGTGAGCGTAGTGTGGTGGCCGCGCGCATGGAGGGCGCAACCTATAGAGACGTTGGCTGTGACATGGGGTTTTCTGCTGAGCGCGTTCGTCAAATAGAGGCCAATGCGCATCGGAAAATGCGGGGGAAAATGATTAGAGCGGATCAGGCGGCGAGAGACGCTACCCCGCAATGGATTGTGGACGCTGGCAATCGCGGGAAAGGTATGGCGCGATGAACCGATATGACGAAGCAATAAGCGCGGCGGATGATAAGCTGCGCAAAGATTGGGAGCGCGGCAGTGCCGAGTTACTGCAAGCTATCCGCTATGCAAGGGAAGGGATTGACCCGCAAATGCCGCTGTTTTCATGGGTGCCCAATGTCGATATTTGACCGCAATCATAAGGGCTGGACGACTGGCGACGTAAAGAAACTGCGCGAGCTGTGGGAAAAGGGCTTTACGTCCTACGAGATTGCGAAGGTGATGGGCCGTTCGCGCAATTCGATTTGCTCGGCAGCGCGGCGGTATGAATTGCCGTATCGTGCCAACATCATCCCCGCAAAGCCCGATCTTATCACACAGCGCCAGCACGACAAAGCGCGGCAAGAGTATATCGACAGCATCGCGCGGGCTAGCGTTCGGGTGACTGTGGCATGATTGTCCTGCCTTGGCCGCACAAGTCGCTTTGGCCTAACGGGCGCGCCCATTGGGCAGAGAAAGCGCGAGAGGTAAAGAAGCATCGCAAGTGGGCATATCTGGCGACACGCGAAGCAAAAATAAGTGTTGGCAACGGCCCTATTTGTGTGCATATTGTTGTTAAGCCAAAAGCGAGAGGGCCAGCGCCAGACCGGGATAATGCCATTGCAGCCTGCAAGGCGTATCTTGATGGAATTGCCGAAAGCCTAGGCGTAAACGACCGTCACTTTGCCGCCCCGACTGTGACGATTAGCGATGAGAGGACGGGGCAGTTTGTGATTACGATTGGAGAGACAAATGGAACGTCGCTTTGAAATTCGCGCTGGCAAGCATTCGCCTTGCGAGTTGGTCTCCATTTCCCCGCGCAATTGGTCGCCGGACGGGATTAACGTCATTACCGAGGGGACGCACACGCAATGCCAGCGGGTGCTTGATGCCCTTTTGAACAACATGAAGGCATAGGAGAGCAACATGGAAGATGAAATTGAGTTTTGGATGGAAGCCAACAGCGTCAAGCGGATTGTCCGCATGGCTGGCGGCGGCTGGGGCGTGTATCTTGAAGGTGACGAACCTTTTGGCACTGGCGCATCCTTGCTTGAGGCGCTTGATGCAGCGGAGGCGCGGACATGAGCATTACCGAACAACTTTCCGCGCCATTCCCGCCCGAGGCTATCCACTGGCGTTCTCAACAAGTGTTTGAACGTGACGGGCGTTATTCGGCGCTGGCGCTTGCATACATTGATGCGCGGGACGTTATGGACAGGCTAGACGAGGTTTGCGGGCCTTGCGGCTGGCAGGACAGTTACGTGGAAACCCCCAAAGGCCGCGTCATTTGCAGTCTTTCAATCCTTTGCGGCGATGGCGAATGGATTAGCAAGAGCGATGGCGCTGGCGATACAGCCGTGGAGGGCGAAAAGGGCGGCATTTCGGACGCTTTCAAGCGCGCTGGCGTGAAGTGGGGCATTGGCCGCTATCTCTACGCCCTTGGCAACGTCTATGCGCCCTGTGAGGCTAACAAGCGCGGCGATAAGTTGTATTTCAAGAAGTGGCTCCCCGAGGCCGATAGGGTATTCGCGCAGGCGCTGGCCAAAGTGTCGGCAACGCCGGAACCGAAGCCCGAGCCGAAGCCCGTTGCCACCATCACCGAAGCGCAGCTTACCGAATTGCAGCTACTCTTCACACACCTTGCCGTTCCCGTTGCGGACTTCCTCAAGGTGGCAAAAATCAAGTCGCTTTCCGACCTGCCCGCTGATTGGTTTGAGCGCGCGAAGAAGTGGATTAACGAACAGGCCAAGGCCAAGCGGGAAACTACTGCCGAGGCGCTTGACGATGAAATTCCGTATTAAGGAGAGAAGCGGTGAAAATTGCTTTGTATATTGAGGACGGATTAGAGCAAATAGTTCTAACGCCAGAGACCAAAACCGAAGAGTCGATTCTTGGAAAACTGCATGACGGAAGCAGGCAGTTGAGCATTAAGCGTGGCGAGTTTTACGAATGCCGTGGGGGTTGGGTGCGCCATTCTGCATCGTATACGGCAGGCGGCTATTACGAGCCGACCTACAACGCTAGCGACAAAAGCACCATGATTGTGCTGCGCGCCGCGTCGGAGGAGAGCGAAGATGCATAACGTATTTGTCGACATCGAAACCCTGCCCGTCCAATGCCCCGAACGCCGCGCAAAGATTATCGCGGAAGCCAAGCCGCCCGCCAACATGAGCAAGCCGGAGACCATCGCAAAGTGGCGCGAGGAAAACGCGGACGCGATTATCGCCAAGACCAGCTTTGACCCTGCTGAGGGTCATATCTGTTCAATCGCATGGGCGATAGGGGATGGCGAGGTGTTTTGCTATACTGCGGAAGAATTGGCTTGGGAGAGAGGCGCAGTTCAAATGTTTTTTGACATGCTCCCTCAAACTGGAATGTGCCGCTTTATCGGCCACTACATCAGCGGCTTTGACCTTCGCTTTATCATGTGCCGCGCTATCGTGCTAGGCGTGAAGGTGCCTGCACTATGGCCGCGTGACCCGAAGCCTTGGGATCAACAAGTGTTTGACACAATGACAGCGTGGGCCGGAAGCAAGGGGACTATCTCACTTGACCGCTTGTGCGAGGCGTTGGGCATTGAAAGCCCCAAGGGTGAATTGACCGGGGCTGGCGTTGCGCAAGCGTGGGCGGATGGACGTTTTGACGAGATTGCCGCATACAATCGCGGTGACGTTGTTGCGGTGCGCGAGGTGTTCCGCAAGTTTGAAGCCGTAGGGCTGGTTTGAAAGGAAAGACAATGAGCAATCGTAAGGACATCATGGCCCCGCGCAAGAAAAACGACGGCGGCACGTATTGGGTGAAAATCGGCACGGCATGGTTTAACGACAAGGGCGGTATCCAGCTTGTCTTTGACGCGCTTCCCCTGCCTGATAGCGAGGGCCGCGTGGTGGCCAATCTGTTTGACCCTAAGCCGCGTGATGGGGCAGCGCCTGCCCGCCAGCAATCGGGCCGAGACGATCTGAACGACGATATTCCCTTCTAACCAATTCGCTAGGCGTGTATCAAGCTGCCACGCCTTAGGAAGCCCGGTGGCGGGACGGGTGCGAAACATCCCGCCAACATAGGAGAAACGACATGACGCAAGCAGGACGAGTGCTAGATTGGCTGCAAAATCGCGGCGACCTAGACCCTATGACAGCATGGAACGAATTGGGCATTTACCGCTTGGGCGCGCGTATCTTTGACCTTCGCAAGGAAGGCCATGCGATTGAACGCCGGATGAAAGACGTAAGCAATCGCTTTGGCGAGACTTGCCACGTTGCTTGCTATAGCTTGGGAGAGTGACAATGCGTGTGACTATTGAATTGGCTGAGGATGGGTCTTTGCTGATTGGCGATATTTGGGAAAGCGAAGATTACGCGCTTGCCAGCCAGTTTCTTTTGGAGGCTGCGGACGCATTAAAGCAGGCGGCGGATATTTTTTCGAAAGAGGCCAATTGATGCTCCGCAAACTGCCCAAGAAACCCAAGCGCGAAACGCGCTTCCGCTCGCAGCGTCACCTAAACCACGTTCGCAGTTTTGCGTGTGTGAGTTGTGACGCGGAAGCCCCTATCGAAGCCGCGCACGTAAGGCTTGGCAGTGGTGCAGGCATGTCGCAAAAGCCGCATGATTACTACGCGGTGCCATTGTGCAAGGACTGCCACCAGAGACAGCATACGCAAGGCGAGCGCACATTCTGGCAGGACAAAGACCCGCAGGCAATCATGGGCGAGTTAATCCGCACAAGTCCCGTAAGGCGGGAGATAGAGGCGCACCGCAATGGCAAGAGTTAGCCCCGCAGAGGCGCAAGCAATTCTAGAAGAATTTGAGCGCGAGGGTTTGGTTTACCGCGATGAAGACGGTCGATGGCATTTGCGAGAGGATGCCAAGACCGAATACTATCGCGGCGAATATTGGGTTTCTGTAAGCAAGCCAATGGGGAGAGTGTTATGGTCAACTTCAAACGATATATTGGGATGGTAAACCAGACTGGCCGCAAGTCGCAACCCAAAACCCCGTCCGAAATGCGGCAAATGCATTTGGAAAAGGTTGGCGAACTGGTGCGACAAATCCGCGCCAAGAACAATGCCTAGCCGCGTGATCAAAACCGACGCGCAGTTTCACGCATTAGGGCGGCTGCTATCCGGCTTGCAAAAGCCTTTCACTGTAAGCTGGAAGCCCGGCGCGGACAGGACGCTAGACCAGAACGCCCTGCAATGGAAATGGGCGGGCGAAGCGGCTGCGCAGCTTGGCGACCGAACGGCTGAGGAATTGCAGCGCGAGTGGAAGCTAACTTTAGGCGTTCCAATCCTGCGCGCAGAGGATGACGACTTTCGGGCGTTCTATGACAAGGCGCTAAAGTCGCTGCCCTATGAGCAAAAACTAGCAGCCATGCGATACGTTCCCGTCACCAGCATTATGTCAGTGCCGCAAATGTCTGCCTACATGGATGCGGTGATGCGCCAGTGTCAGGAACAGGGCATTGTTTTGACGGTTCCGCAATACGAAAACGGTTGACGCTAGCCGCCATTAGGTTAGTTTGAGTGCAGCAAAGGAGAAAGTAAATGGCATATTCAACGCTTAGCGCGTCATACGCTTTGGCGCAGCAAATCCGCGAAACGCTTTCCGCGATGGAGGGCGATGACCTTGTTTCCACCATTAACGAATTGCGCTTGGCAATCCACGAACACAGCCCGTTCAAGAGCGAGCCGGTCGATTGTGTCCTTTGGGTGCCTAATTCGACGGTGTATGCAAACGACTACAACCCGAACAGCGTTGCACCGCCTGAAATGGAGTTGCTGCGCCTGTCCATTGATGCGGACGGTTACACGCAACCGATTGTGTCCATGCCTGACGATAACGGTGGCTATGAGGTTGTTGACGGCTTCCACCGTCACCGCGTTGGCAAGGAAATTCCTGAAATTCAGGCGCGCGTTAAGGGTTATCTCCCGCTGGTTTGCATCCGCTCTAGCCAATACGATAAGTCGAGCCGGATTGCGTCCACGATTAGGCATAACCGCGCCAGAGGTAAGCACAAGGTTAACGCAATGTCTGACATTGTGCTGGAATTGAAGCGGAGGAATTGGAGCGATGCGAAGATTTGCAAAGAACTTGGCATGGATCAAGACGAGGTTTTGCGCCTGTGCCAAATTAGCGGATTGACCGAGATTTTTGCTGATCAAGAGTTTTCGAGCGCGTGGGAGCCTCAGGGGTCGATTAGTCCTGATGACTTTGGGGACTTGTCTGGTTCGGCGGAAGATTACCTTAACGCAATGGGTGATGTTCGCGCCACTAATACGGACGACCCTGAGCGCATTTTCCATACCTTCGACAAATGGGAGTGCGCTCAGGCGGGGTTTTACGAAACCAAACCGCCGCAAGGCATGACTGCCGATCATTGCCGCGCTTACTATCGGGAATTGCTTGCTGACATCCCTGAATTTGAGCGCGTTCTTGAGGGTGTGATTAGCGAATGGAAGCACTCTTGCGAGCATTACCTTACTAATCGTGCAATGAACCGCATTGCATGGCTTGGGCAGGCGGCACTTTGCTACAAGCACGGCATCCCGTCGGAGTTTCGCGGAGGCTATGGTCTTTTGACCGAGGAGCAACAGCTTGCCGCTGATGAAGCCGCTTTGCGCGCCCTAAACAAATGGATGGAGCGCAATGGGCGTGAGCCTGTAGCTATGGGCGATGCCAACCCGAACCGCCAATCTGACATCTATTGAGGCTTACATGGGCAAGAGATACCTTGAGAAAAATGTTTTGCAGGCTTCGCGCGAGCGCATTGCCGCAACGTTTGATGTAGTCGAGAGGGTTTATATCGCTTTTTCTGGCGGAAAAGACAGCAGCGTTATGTTTCACCTTGTGATGGAAGAGGCGCAGCGCCGGGGCGTTCGCGTGGGCGTGATGTATATCGACATGGAGGCCCAATACGCTGACACGATCAAGCACGTTAAAGAGATGTTGCATCTTTATCAGGACAACATTGATCCGCACTGGATTTGCATCCCCATGCGCCTGCGAAACGCGCTCACAAACTATGAGCCGCAATGGATTGCATGGGAGCCGGGGCGAGAGGATGATTGGATCAGACCTAAGCCGCACGGCTGCAAGGGCGTGGAAGATTACCCGTTTCTTTTGGACGATATGTCAGACGGCATAGAGTTTGAGGAGTTTATCGTTATGTTTGGGCGCTGGTATGGACAGGGCAAGCCAACGGCGGGCTTTATCGGTATCCGCGCTCAAGAAAGCCTGCACCGTTATTGCGCCATTGCGACATGGGAAAAGCGCGACTTGATGCTGAACGGTTGGCGCTGGACGACCAAAATTGTCGATCAGGTTTACAACGTGTATCCAATTTATGATTGGTTGACGGAGGATATTTGGCGCTATCACGCGCACAGCCCTGACAAGCCGCACAACGCCATTTATGACAAGATGCAAATGGCGGGCGTTCCCCTGTCCGATCAAAGATTGTGCCAGCCCTTCGGGGATGACCAGAGGCGCGGACTTTGGCTGTATCATATCCTTGAGCCGGAAACTTGGTTTAAGCTGGTGGGGCGCGTCAACGGCGTGAACAGCGGCGCGCTCTACATTAACGAAACTGGCAATATGACGGGATACAATAAGATCACGCTTCCGCCGGGGCATACGTGGCAAAGCTTCACGAATATGTTGCTGCGCACGTTGCCACCTAAAACCCGCGACCATTACGCCGAGCGGATGCGCAAGTTTATGGTGGGCTGGTTCAAACGGGGATATACTGAAATTCCGCAAGAGGCACCGCCCGAACTTGAGGCAAAGCAGTGGGCCCCCTCTTGGCGGCGCATGGCTAAGTGCCTTTTGCGCAATGACTACTGGTGCAAGGGGCTTGGGCAAACTCAGCCTAAGAGCGCGGCATGGCTGCGTTTTAAGGAAATGAAAAAGCAAAAAGCCGTTGCGCCAATGGCGGAAGGCGAAGATTTGTTCGGAGGCGCAAATGCTTGACGATCTGCAATACGCCGATGAGGATTATGAGCGCGAGATGCGCAAGGCTTCTAACCTGCTTGCCCTTTGCATTGCGAGGGCAAGGCAGGGGTTGCCCACCAAATCGCCAGAGGGGCTTAAATGGAAGATTAAACCGGGCGGGGTTCAAAGACCGTGGGCCGATTGGGAGTATGAAACGCTGTTATCCGCTAGGGCGGATGGATTGACCTATCAGGACATTGCGGACGAGTTGGGCCGGACGCATGATGCGGTCAAGAAAATGGCGCGCAAGCTACAGTCGCCGGATGAGCGGCGCTGTGAGATATTAGCGAGTATGTCACGGTGACGGGTCTGCCATGGTTTCGCGCTTATTCGCGCATGATTGATGATGACAAGCTGCGATTGCTGGCATTTGAAGACCGCTGGCATTTTGTCGCATTGTGTTGCCTCAAGTGCGAAGAGCTTTTGGACGAGCCGGATAGCGATATGCGGCGGCGGCGGATTGCCGTGCGGTTAGGTGTGCAGGTGCGAGAGTTGGAGGAAATTGGCAGGCGATTGCAGGAAGTCGGATTAGTCGATTTTGAGCTAAATCCTATTGCTTGGGATAGGCTGCAATTTAAGACCGATAAAAGCACTGATAGAGTTAGGGAGTGGCGAAAAAAGCAGCAAAAACAAGAACGAAACGGCGTGCAACGTTTCAGTAACGTTTCTGTAACGGCCCAAGATACAGAAACAGAGACAGATACAGAGTTATCACCTAAAGGTGATTGTGCGCCTAAGGCCGCACCCGCTGACGATTTTGGGTTTGATGATTTTGTTGAAACGTGGAACGAAGTGGCGGATGAGTGCGGTCTGCAAAGGATTAAACGAAAGACCGAGCCAAGGCGGCGCGCGTTCAATGTTCGGAAGCGTGAGTATCCTGACATTGACGATTGGAAGGCCGCTTTTCGATGCTTGACCGCAAACAAGTGGATGCATGGAGACAACAAGACGGGATGGCGGGCAGACCCCGACTTTTTCCTGCAAGCAAGATCGTTTACAAAGCTAGTGGAGAACCAATATGGCCAAGCTGAAAGATGATTATTCGGGGCGATTTGCTATCGGCAATGAGGCCCTGATTGCTTTCATCGACGAGATTAACGAGATGCGCGCCCGATCTGGCAATCGGATGAGGTTTCGCCCGCAACGCCGAACGGATGGAGTTGTGTGGATGCAAGAGTTTGACGAGATACAGCGCCCGCGCTCTGCGCACTCGCATAGCCAGCGTTACAGCCGTTGACGTTCGAGCCTATCCCCGCTCCCGGTTATCGTGAGATAACAGGCAAGCGCAAACCCCCTTCCAGCATGGGGACGCACCTTTACTGCCAGCTAAGAAACGGATGGTGCGACCCTACGCCTTGGCCGGTTCATTCCACAAGGTGGGTTCACGACGGAAGCGTTGGCGATGTAGTGGCGATACGGCGCGTTGAAGATTGACTTGCGCGCGTTCTCCATTTGTGCCACTATGCGGGCGTGACGGTGCTACCAACACCGCCAGCCCTGACCACAACGCAAGGACACTGCGATATGGCTAGAAGTGATCTACCTTCCCCTGAACTTTTGCGCAAGGCTTTGCGCTATGAGCCGGACACCGGCAAGCTGTTTTGGCGCGAGAGGGACGGCAAAGACGTTCCATGCGCGAGGGCTAGCTGGAATTCGCAATACGCAGGCAAGCCCGCCTTCGATGTTCTGGCCCCTGACGGCTATCGCAAGGGCCGATGCCTTGGGGCGGTAACGATGGCGCACCGCGCAGCTTGGGCGATTTACTATGGCAAGTGGCCGGAGCATCACATTGACCACATTAATGGGGTTCGGGACGATAACCGGATTGCAAACCTTAGGGAGGTGAACCGCAACGGAAACGCCCGAAACCGTAGGTGCTATGGCGATTTGCCGCTCGGTATCAGAAAGCGCAAAAGAAGAAAGCCCTATGAGGCTAGCATGACCATCCAAGAGAATGGCGTAAAGAGGGCCATTTATATCGGCTCGTTCGAGACTTTGGATGAGGCCATTGCCGCTAGAAAGCAAAAAGAGAAAGAGTTCGGTTTTCACCCGAACCATGGAGCCAAGCCCATCAACGGCGCGGGATGTTACCGCCGCACGCAAAAAACTGTTTGACACCTTGTTTGGCGCTGGGTAGGAGGGTGCAGCAAACAAGGAGACACGAGATGAGCAATGCCGACCGCCCCGCCGCCCATATCCGCCACAAGGGCATCATGATTGACGCTTCGTGGAACAAGGACGGCACCGTTGATTATTACGTGGTGCAGGGTTCGCGCGGTCGCTACTACGGGCTGGATATTGCCAAGGAAATCGCAGAGGGTATCGCGCGGCGCAAGGCCGCTTAACCCAACATTCAAGCAAAGGAGAGTGACACTTGCCCGAACTAACCCCCGCCGATCAATCCCGCTTAGAAGAGCTTGACGCAATCATTCATGCAAACAAGCTTCACATTGCGCCAGTAAAGGCCGAGCGCAGGCGCATCCTTATGCGAGGCTATCAAGCTGCGACACGCGACAGACGCAAAGGAGAATAACAATGGGTTTCGTTTTCATGGCATGGATTGCCTTTGCCGCTGTAGTGGTTTGCTGGCCGAGCAAGGCATGGGGATATGAGGGCAAGCGGCTCGATTGAGCGCATATTGCAAAGCGCAGTGGATTGGGTTAGACCCGTTGCGGGTCGCGGCTCTCTCCCCGCGCTGAAGCGTCTGTCCGGTGTGCGCTAGACCCAAAGACCGGACGTTTATTCTGGAGAGAAACATGACATCGCCAAACAAGCCCAGCAAGTCGGATATTCTAGCGGCAAGAGAAATTGCCATGACGAAGCTAACCCCGTCTTTCCGCAAGGCGATTGACGCGGGCGAGTTGGACGATTGGGGGCTGGTGCAATCCGCACTGGCCGAGTTGATCCGCAAGCGTGAAGGCGAGGAGGAA